ATCGTCAGGGATTCGGTGGCGATGGTCTAACTGATAAGACTAAACAAGAAGCACGTGATATGGCTGATGGTCGAGTATCGGAAGATAAGTGGCGCAGAATCGCACCCTGGATAGCCAGACACATGGTCGATTTAGATGCACCATCTAACAGAAATCCTGATGACCCTGGTTACCCTGGAGCTGGACTGGTCGCACACCTTTTATGGGGTTCAGGTCCGAGCAAAGCATCAGCTACACGTGCAATGAATTATGCACAATCAATCATTGACCAGCTAGATAAAGCAGAACAGAACAGCAGATGGTCTAGTATCGCTATACAATTAGATAAAGATAAAGAGGATAAGAGCATGACACCAAAAGTAGAACGCAGAATAAAGACTGACGTGGACTTCGAGATAAGACTCGAACCCGATACTAAAGATGGCATGCGTTTCACAGGCTATGCTGCAGTATTTGACAGCAACTCTGAACCATTACCTTTTATCGAACGCATCGTACCTGGAGCATTTAAGCGCTCACTCAAGGCACGTAATGAAATTAAAATGTTTGTGAATCATAATATGGATATGGTCTTAGCATCCACTAGAGCCAAAACTCTTAGACTTACTGAGGACTCTAAAGGATTACTAGCTGAGGCAGAATTACCTGACACCTCTTATGGTCGAGATTTATCAGTCCTAATGAAACGTGGAGATGTGCATGCGATGTCATTTGGTTTCTCTGTGCCTAAGAAAGGTGACAGATGGTCAGATGATGGCACGACTAGAGAATTACTAGATATCAGACTGCATGAAGTATCTATCGTCACAGGCTTTCCAGCCTACGAAGCGACTACAGCATCTGTGAGAACACTCGAAATAGTCGCATCTAGAACTAACACAGATCCAGACAAGTTAGCTGATGCGCTTCTTAAATTAGAATCAGGTGAAACATTGAACGCTGAAAATGCTGAACTTATCACTGAGGTCGTTACAAAATTGAGAGACGACAAGCCATTACTAGGTTCATTTAATAATCTAGATATCAAGCGCAAGCAATTAGACCTAGTCTACAAGGCTCTCTAATGAATAGAGAACAGGTAAAACAGACCATACTTAAAACAGCTGGATATCCAGAATCAGGTGCTATCAAAGACATCGCAGATGCGTTAGCTGATGCCATTATTAAAATAGATGAACCTGAGATTAAGAAGTACGAACCAGTCAAAGAGACTAGAGTCGTAGGAAGTAACGAAGTACGCTAAATCTGAGATAAGATATCTCTAGATAGTTGCGTGGATGCCACCACTATCTGTCCTGTCGTGTGAGCCACGCAGAAATGTATTACAACCCTATTAAACAAAAGGACACTAAATGTCATTGGATTATATTAAACAACAACACGAAGCAAGAAATCGTGCTTGGGAAGAAGCCAAAGCGCTTCTAGATTCTGCAGCAGCAGAAAATCGCGAACTAACAGCAGATGAAAACACTAAATATGAAAACATCTCAGCTGACCTAGATCGCAGAGCACAAATCATCGAAACATTAAAAGCAGATGCTGATCGCGAAGTTCGTGCAGCAGAAGCAATGAGAGGTTTCGAAGCACAAGCACAACCAGTAGGCGATAAGTCAGTTGCTAAAGATGAAGCAGAAGTTATTCGTTCATTAGCACGTGGCGATATCAGATCTTACGAATTTGAAAAGAGAGATATTACAAAATCCAGCACTGGATCTCCTGTACCTACCTCTTTCTACAACAGAATCATTGAGCTAGCACGCTTTGTTGGTCCTATGCTTGAGACTTCTACAATCCTGAACACAGCTGGTGGAGAAAATCTTCAAATCCCATCACTGTCTGCATACAGCGCAACACAAGGAACTGCAACTGCAGAAGCAGCAGCATATTCCGAAGCAGACCCAACATTTAATTCATTCGTAACTTTAGGTGCCTACAAATACGGTTTCCTAATCCAAGTTACACGTGAACTAGTTGAAGATGCTGGCGTTGATATCTTAGGTTTCCTTGCCGATCAAATCGGTAACACAATGGGTACAACTGCAAACAGCAGATTGACTCTTGGTACAGGAACTATAGAACCAAACGGTATCGTTACTCGCGCTGGCTCAGGCGTAGCATCAACAGCTACATCCTTAGCAGCCGATGACCTTATCTCACTTGTGTACTCACTCGACACAGTTGCACGCAGATTGCCAGGCTCTGGCTTTATGATGAACGCAAACACAGTCGCAGCAGTACGTAAGTTAAAAGACAATGCAGGTCAATACCTATTTAGCCCATCAATGAACTCAGAAGATCGCGACTTATTATTAGGTCACCGTATCTATGAAAACCCAGCAATGAGCAACGTAGGTTCAGCTGTGAAGTCAGTTGTCTTTGGTAACTTGAGTTCATATTTTGTACGTCAAGTTGGTGGAATAAGAATCGATAGATCCGATGATTATGCCTTCAACCAAGACCTAATTACGTTCAGGGCTCAACTACGCCTAGATGGAAACCTAGTTCAGACCAGCCATGTTAAGTATTTAACAACCAGCTGATCTAATTAGTACATAGTCGTCTAGGATGCGAAGCGCAGGTCGTGTCCTAGACCCCAGTTTGACCCCATGCTCATGTAGTGTGGGGTCACACTTATATAAAGGGAGTCCTGCGTGAATAGAGCTGACAAACGAGCAGCAGCAAAGCAAAAACCTAGACATTTACATGCCGTCAAATCTAATAACAAAAAGCGAAGAGTTTTATGGATGTCCAACGCACCCTGGGCTACGACTGGCTATGGACAACAATCTGCTCAGGCAGTGCCTAGATTAAAAAAGGCTGGATACGATATCGCTATTGCAGCGAACTATGGTTTAGAGGCAGCATCATCTACATGGCCTACACCCTATGGTGATGTACCAGTTTATCCACGTGGACATGATCAGTGGAGCAACGATGTAATACCTGCACATATGTATGACTGGTATCGACATGATCCAACAGCTGAGCATGCCATGATCACATTGTTCGATCAGTGGATATTCAAAGGACCTAGATATTCTGACTGGCGTATAGGTGCCTGGACACCGATAGATCACATGCCAGCACCACCAGATGTGGCTGCATGGGTAAGACAAGACTTCGTTACACCTATCGCTATGAGCATGTATGGTAAGTCGATGCTTGAGAATGTGGGCATTGCATCTGAGTATGTGCCACATGCTATCGAACGTGTGTATGAACCAACTGATTTCATTATCAGAGATGATGAGCAGATTACTGCTCGCGAGATGATGCGTGTACCAGAAGATGCATTCGTGGTGGGTATGAATGCTGCTAATAAAGGTGTGTACCCATGCCGTAAAGCGTTTGGTGAAAATATCTTGGCATTTTCTATGTTTGCGCAAAAGCACCCAGATGCAGTTCTCTACCTACACACTGATGCCTTAGGTAGTTTAGGTGGAATAAAAATGCTGGAGTTAATACAATCTGTGGGACTTAAAAAAGAGCAATATAGATTTGTAGACCCATATATGCTCAGGACTGGTATCCCAGCTAATGAGATGGCTGCGATTTACACTGGTATGGATGTTCTGCTTGCTACCTCATACGGTGAGGGTTTTGGAATACCAACCATTGAGGCTTTAGCGTGTGGTACCAGAGTTATCGTGTCAGACTTTGCAGCATCGACAGAGTTGTGTGGAGATGGCTGGCTCATAGGTGGACAACCATTATGGGATGCACCACAAAAGTCTTTCTTCCATGTCCCATCTATCCCTGAAATAGTTTCAGCTCTAGATGAGGCCTACATTAAAGCAGATGACAGATCTATTAAAGCGATAGATTTTGCAGCCCAGTATGAGGCTGATGCCGTCTTTGAGAAGTACTGGACTAAGGCTCTAAACACCCTTTATGGCAAACCTGCACCAGTTTTGAATGATGGGGTTCGAGGAGTCTCTATTGAAAGCCCAGGGATACCAGCAGAGGCCTCAGAAAGCAAAGTATGATTCCTGTACTCATAGTCCCAGTCCTAGCCCGACATGACTTACTAGATCGCATGCTCGCATCTATAAATTATCCAGTAAGAGATTTAGTAATCATAGATAACAGTGGCTCTAGTAACTATGAGCCAGTATGGAATCAGTGGGTTAATAAAGTACATCACTGGACATTTCCTCATAATCTAGGTGTATCTACATCGTGGAATCTAGGCATTAAAGCATTTCCATATGCTGATTACTGGATGGTGTGTAACTTTGATATTGAGTGGTCAGGTGAGTCACTTCAATTATTTGCAGAAACAGCTACACCAGACTCATTAGTACTATCAGGTTCACCTCAGCCCTGGTGCGTGTTCACAGTCGGCTGGCAGGTCGTAGATAAAATAGGCTTATTCGATGAGGCACTGCATCCTGCATATTTTGAGGATAATGACTACCAGCGAAGATGTAACTACGCGAACATCAAAACTAATCAGTCATTCATACCAGTAGCGCACGATAACTCATCCACACTGCACGCAGGTTACACAGCACGTAACGCTGAGACATTTCCAAACAATGCAGAGTATTATCACGATAAAGAGCAACGAGGAGATCTGTCAGAGGGTAGATGGAGTATTAGACGTAGGAGACGTAATGCCTGGGACAGCTGATGTAACCATTATTACTGCAACCATTCCACCCCGA